TCAAGGACAAGTATGCTGTCTCTGGTTCTGACATGGCTCAGATTGGATGGATTGAGGTTACCACAGAAAACGGTGCTACCGGATACTTGTGGTACATGAAGTCCGAGCACGAGACACGTCTCCGCTTTGACGACTACCTCGAGACAGCTATGATTGAGGCTGTGCCTGCTGCCGTTGGTTCTGGTGCAGAAGACTACTTGGCCGGAACCGGCACGTTTGCTGCTGGTACTGTCAACGCTGGTTCCGAAGGTATCTTCTACGCTGTAGAGAATCGCGGAAACCTCTGGTCTGGCGGTATCCCTTCTGCTTTGGCTGACTTCGACGCTATCATCTCTCGCTTGGATAAGCAGGGTGCTATCGAGGAGAACGTCCTCTTCGTGAATCGTGAGATGAGCTTCGATATCGACGACATGCTGGCTGCACAGAACAGCTATGGTGCCGGCGGTACGAGCTACGGTCTCTTCGACAACGACGAGCAGATGGCGCTCAACCTTGGTTTCACAGGCTTCCGCCGTGGTTACGACTTCTACAAGTCTGACTGGAAGTACCTGAACGACCCAACCATGCGTGGCAACCTCACCAACGGTGCCATCAATGGATTGCTCGTTCCTGCTGGAAGCACTACGGTCTATGACCAAGTGCTCGGTAAGAACGCCAAGCGTCCGTTCCTCCACGTCCGCTACCGCGCCTCAGAAACTGAGGACCGCCGGTATAAGACTTGGATTACAGGTTCTGCCGGAGGTGCTGCTACCAGCTCTCTGGACGCCATGGAAGTCCACTTCCTCTCCGAGCGTGCTGTGTGCGTGATGGGAGCGAACAACTTCTTCCTGTTCAAGGACTGATTGTGAACTGGATATTGGGGAGCACAACGGGTGCTCCCCTCTATCTCCCCTTAATTAAAATAGAAATGAATACTGATAAAACGTACCGCCTGCTCCGAGGGCAGGCCCCCCTTTCTTTTATGATTCCCGGTCGTAGCACCAACCGCAAGCCTCTCCTTTTTTGGGATGAGGAGAAGGGTGAAAACCGTGTGCTACGCTACGCTCGCAACCAGAAGAGCCCCTTCGAGGACGAGCAAGATGGAAACGCCATCGTTGAGCCCATCATCTTTGAGGATGGTATGCTCCACGTCCCTAAGACCAACCCCGTCTTACAGCAGTTCTTGGACCACCACCCCATGAACGGGGCGCAGTTTGAGGAAGCCAATGACGAGCGCGATGCTGAGGCGGAAGTCGAGAAGTTGAATATGGAGGTGGACGCACTCATCGAGTGCAAGGCTTTGACGCTGGACCAGCTTGAGACTATGGCCCGCCTTATGCTTGGTATCGACCCATCGAGATACACTACGGCTGAGCTGCGCCGCGATATGCTTATCGCTGTCCGCCGCGAGCCCGAGCACTTCCTGCACTTGGCTAACGACCCTGACCTGAAGTTGCAGGGTAAGATTCACCGATTCTTCTCTGACAACCTCTTGTCTTTCCGTCGCAACAAGACGGAGATTTGGTTCAACGGTCCTACCAACAAGAAGAAGTTGGTTACTGTCCCTCACGGCCAAGACCACCTTCAAGTAGCGACGAGCTATCTGCTTAGCGAAGAGGGCCTTGAGCACCTCCGCACTCTCGAGACGTTGGTTTAAGAATAGGTATCTTGCTCACGGATTTAATTTTTTCCCATGAACAAATATCTTTCTTTCGTTACCGGTGACGGTACCCAGCTCATCCCTATCGGGCAGGGCCTCTACGTTGAGCAAACTGACGCCACTGAACTTAGGTTGTACTCTACTGAGTCCTTTACCCATCATTACAACTTGCTCACTGTTGCGGGCACCTTCGCACTGGTTAACGCCGTCAACGCGGCCTTGACTGAGGCGTCTCAGACCAACTGGCGTGACACCGTCCATCCCGTGGCGTTACCCACAGGGCAGACCGTCACTAGCATTGAGGTGACAGTTTTCACGTAACGAGTGAAGTGTTAACCATACTACTAGAGAAAGCCACCTTCGGGTGGCTTTTTCGTTTGGCGCTATCTTAGAGGAATGATTGATTCAGTCCGTCAAACCGTATTGTCGATTCTCAATAAGAACAACTACGGTTACGTCTCTCCTTCCGACTTCAACCTGTTCGCTAAGCAGGCGCAGCTAGAGATTTTCGAGTCGTATTTCACGGGCCTCAACCAAGCCATCAACGCGGAGAACGCGCGTATGTCTGGTACCGACTACGCCAATATGACCAAGGGCATCAACGAAGACATCGACGTCTTCTCCGTGTCTGGGCCCCTGACGCAGAGCGCAAACAATCTGTTCTTAACCCCGAGCACCGCTACCACCGGTGACGACTACTATCTGCTGAACAAGGTGTTGGTCAATGGCGCTGAGGCAGAGCCCGTTACGCACAGCCGCATCACCCTGCTGGCCAACTCGAACCTAACGGCACCGTCGGCGCAGTACCCAGCGTATACCATCGACAACCCTACTGCCGGGCAGGTCGTGACCATCTACCCTACGGCAACGACGTACGCGCCGGGCGATGTCGTAGCTCAATACGTGCGGTATCCCCTTGACCCGAAGTGGACGTATATATTGCTTGCTAACGGAGAGCCTGTATTCAACCAGTCGTCTACTGACTACCAAGACTTTGAGCTACCTATCGAAGCGGAACCACGATTGGTTTATCGCATCTTGCAGATGGCTGGCATGAGCATCCGCGAGGGCGACGTCTATCAGTACGCTAACGCAGAAGAGAAAGAGCAGTAATGGCATACATCACAGACTACCAGTACTACGAGAACGGGGGCAACACTCCCGAGGACGCGAACTGGGGCAGCTATCAGTACGTTTCGTTGCAGGATATCGTCAACAACTTCCTGTTGATGTATAGCGGCAACCACTCCCTTGTCAACAACGAGGAGCGGTACAAGGTCTTATTCCATGCCAAGCGAGCCATCCAAGAGCTCAACTACGATGCGTTCAAGGAGATTAAGATTCTCGAGCTTAGCGTATGCGATAGGCTCCGCTTTGTCTTCCCTCCCGACTATGTCAACTGGGTGCGCATTTCCCTATATAAAGACGGAATCCTTCGACCGTTAACGGAGAATATTCAGACGAACTGGAGTTCAGCGTACCTACAGGATAACGACTGCCGCATCCTCTTCGACCAGAACGGAGCGATACTCAAGCCGCAGGACTCGACCATCGACTACGACCGCATCACGGGAACCAAGAAGAGCATCTACATCAACGGCAACAGCCAGTTCGACGGTCAGTTTGGATACTGCTGCGATGGCGATTGGTATTTCGATTACAACATCGGCGCTCGGTACGGATTGAATACGGAGACGGCTAACGCCAACCCCACCTTTAGCATTGATAAGAAAGGCGGTGTCATCAACTTCAGTTCTGCTATGGCTGACGAGCTCTGTATCCTTGAGTACGTCAGCGACGGTATGGAGGGTGGCGACAATACGGCTATCACGGTCAACAAGATGTTTGAGGAGTACGTGTACGCATACATCCAGTATGCTATCCTTGACGCCAAGCTCGGCGTACAGGAGTATATCGTAAGCCGGGCGCGGAAAAAGAAGAACGCTCTCCTACGCAACGCTAAGATTCGCATCAGCAACATCCACCCCGGGCGCTTGCTTATGAACCTGCGTGGTCGCGACAAGTGGATTAAGTAATGGCAAATCTGGTAAGGAACTTCATCAAGGGCCGTATGAACAAGAGCGTCGACGAGCGCCTTGTCCCCAACGGAGAGTATATCGATGCTCAGAATATCCGCATGGGTTCCACCGAGGACTCAGAGATTGGTGCGATAGAAAATACCAAGGGCAACACGCAGCTCACCACTCTGGTCTACCCACCTACGGGCACCGCCTTGAGCGCCAACGCCACGTGCCTAGGGGCGTATAGCGACGGAGCCAATGAGACCATGTACTGGTTCGTGCATGACCCTTCGTTTGTTGATAGCGGCTACGCTGGGGTCCTCGACCTCATCGTCTCGTACAATATGCGTAGCGACTTGCTTACGTACCATGTGGTAAGTACCAGTGCGCTCAGCTTCGACCCGCAGCATCTCATCACGGGTATCAACTTGGTCGACAACCTGCTGTTCTTTACCGACGACATCAACCCTCCTCGACGTATCAATGTCGGTCAGGCTTACCCCCAGCCTGTAGCGTTTGCAGACAGCGGCCTCTTGGCTGACGATATCCTTGTCATCAAGCGCCCACCCTTGGCGGCACCTGTGGTTACGGCTGTTGATGTGGTATCGAGGGAAGACTACATGGAGGACCGGTTCCTCTGCTTTGGTTACCGTTGGGAATACACCAACAACGAGTACTCGGCTACCTCACAGTTTAGCGACCCCATCTTTGAGAGCGAGCCGTTTGCATTTACTACCGAGTCG